ACCCTACGATACCCGTCATTTTTGGCCCTACAGAGATTTTTATTCCTGTTGAGGATCCTCCGTATACAACTAGTATTGTTATTCCTTGTGATCCCATAGAGATACCACGGACAGATACTACGACAACTCTTTCTGGTATAGGTTTAAAGTTGGCGGGTCCTTTAATGGACGCTGCTGCTAACTGGGAGGGGGATGACGGTGGCCCTACACCTACCCTAGGCCCACAAGATTTTGTTGATCAGTTCAGCGCAACCCTAATATTTGATGATGATATAATTACTTCTGAAAGACCTAGAGATCATAAAGGTAAATTGAGAATCACTGTTCCTAATGATTCAAATGCCATAGCTTTTTATCAAGCAAACCAGGAATTATTAGATGATATAAATGTTGAAGGTGGATTGAGTGTTAATTTTACGGCTGAATTTCCATCGGGGGATGAGATTAATTGGATTACTTATGATTTAAATTTTAATATTCCAATTACTTTACAGACAGGCCCTCCACCAGAAGCTCAACCACCTAATATTGATTACGATGATAACGAGTTAAATATTTGGTACAATACCCCTGAGGAGATTAATCAAATAGGAGAAGTTGATCCTGTTTTTGATGGTTGGAATCTGGGAGACTATGAAATAATCCCCGAAACTGTTGAGTTCAGTATAGCTCCTCTCATAAATGACCAGTACCCTGCGGACGAAAACTTCTCTCTGGATTTAGTGACAGGAAAAATCACTTCGCAATCCACCTCATGGGCTAATGAGGAAGAAATTGCTATTGACAATAGGACAGTTACTCTAACCTTTAAATGTTCACCAAAACCAGGATTTTCTGGGGAGGATAATTTATTGGTTGGGAATTTGATTGACTTAAACTTCCTAGATTATGACGAAGAAAACACTCCGACCTATGGCAACAATACGGTAACTGTATTTTTTAATGATGTAGAGGGGTCTTTAGAGTTTATCTTAGAGCCTCAAGTATGGCCTACTGGTAGTTTTGCATCTTTCATAGATGTAGATAATAATTTTCAGGCTGGCCCCGCTGCCCCAGACACAGACGACGCTCCGTTTTATGATTGGGTCGGTATTGGAGGGGAAGGAGTTTCCTATGCTACTAATGGAGAAGATGGAAGAATTAGATTTTCCTCTATCTCCACCTCTTTTAAACCGGCACCCACTAATGTTGCTATAGTCATAGACCCACCACCTCTTTCTGATGGGTCGCCTGGTGGCCCTGGAAAAGAGGAAATAATTCCTATCAACCTACAAGATGCACAAGCCCCTTTTACCGCTACAGGTCCTAATTCTCTTAGTAGAATTACTAATCCTAGTCTAGGAATCAGCATCAATATTCCTAACGAGTACACAGGTATTCAGGGATCAAAAAATAACCTGTTCCGCGCTTCTACATCTACTACAACTGTTTTAAAAAGAAAAGCCTTTTACACAGGCAGGGCTCGGCCTCTAAATCCACAAGATGAAGCTAAGAAAAGAGAATTTACATCCTACACGGATGGCATAACAAGTAATTCTTTTAGTTACATTAAAGGCACAACCGTTACTGATGGTGTCCCGCTGCCTGCTACCTCAAAGATAGGAGGCCCTTTTTCGGATGTGGTTGATGAGACTGTTCGTGGCTTGGTAAGAGGTAATAAGGGCGAAGACGATGTGGCTAACTATTACTATAACTCTATCACTGGTAAAAAAGTTATTGACAGCTTAGATCCAAAAATTAAACGGCTATTGGAAAGCTCGTTAGCTAGTAATGGTCAACCTTTGAGTGTCTCTTTGGGCTCGTTTTTATTAGATTCGTTGGTAAGAAATGAGCAGGAGTTCTTTTCTAAGGAAGATCTTTTAAGCGTGAAGAGTTGGGGTTTAAATACGACCCCTATTTCTAGAACAGAAGACGCATCTCAGGACAGAGCCACCGCTATGGATTTGGTTTTAAACCAGGCTTTGTCTATCAATCCTAATGCCTACAATATAAAAGCTAAGAATAGACTGCTGAACTGGAAGAGTTTGGCGGAGGATCTGAATAAACGCCTCGTTTATAAAACTGCTGATTCAGCCGAGTACGATATCTTCATACCAAACAACGAGGTTGTAACGGTGGTCACATCAGACGGCACTGCACATAATCTTGAGATGCAGGATGGGGATTACTTTAATGCAAAGACAGTTGACGGCGATGACAGGCTAACAGTATTTTCCGATGTAGATATCGCTAAAGTTCTTCCAGCACGAGAGTCTTCGCAGGCAGCCTTCTTAGCAAAAGACAGATACCAACATGTTCTAGATGTAACTTCGGTGACAACTGACTTAGTGGAGTTCAACGTGGATACTACTGGGCCGAGGTTGGATTACTATTTCTTATCCTTAGATAAAAATACCATAGAAGATGTTCCTGGTGATTTCAATGATGGTGACACTCTGTTCACTAGAAAAACCAAGGCAGTTTATAATTACACAACTACAGGGATTGATGACATAGTAAAACATAGAGCTTTTCCGTACATGTTTATTTATTTAAGGCATGATGATATGTTCTTCAATCATTTAGAGAACAGCGAAAAAGTTACATTAACACATAAAGATATAACATTAGACAACTTTACAAATACACCATCTGATTTGATATTAGCTAGACAGTTGCCACAGCACATTTTAATTATACCTAGTGATAGAACAGAAAATGTAATTTCACACAACAGATCGGTGTTGGCTGATTTTAATAAAAGAAGATTATATCTATCTGTCTCTCCAGCACTACAGAGCGATCCTCAAAACAAGCCTCCTTATTTGAAGTCTGAGCTTACCACGGAGGATAGCATTAATTTCGACACGGATGTGGTTAATGGTGTGGTTTATACTGAGGATATTAAATATGTTTTCGATACAGCAGCCGTAAATGCGATTAAGAGATACAAGACTGATAGCGAACCATTACCTAGAAAAGAGATGCCTACTACAAAGGCTTTATCAAAAATTAATGAGATTAAAACAACATACTCATTAACGTCCAGAGAATCAATTGGTGTCTATGATTTATACAGTAGGTTGCATCCGTATGAATTTACGGCTTTAGGGTTAGATCAAGATACTAGTTTAAATTTTAGATCAAGACTTATGAGAAATTCTATTACAGAGGACAAGACAATAAATAAAACTTACTTTGTTCCTGTGAAAGAGATATCGAATATAAATAATGCTACTCCTACCTTGCTGTCTGAAAATCCTGATAGTCCTGTGGTTTCTGCAAGGAAGACAGAGACTTTAGATGATGTGGGCGGAGGTATTCCCGCGCCTGAAGTAAGAATTCCAAGTGGTGCTGTGAGGAGATCCACATAACTAACCTTACAAAATGTAAAAAAAATATCATTTGGGTGAGATCAGGAATAAATACTCCTAGAGGGTTTCACCCTTATTAAAATATTATTGGAGATAAAAAATGAATTTTAATCAAAACGTAGATAGAGATGTAGTTGACGCTATTCTCGAAAGCTCTTTATGGAACAAGGCTAACATCAAAGTCCAGGAAAGAGAGCAGTTAGCAGAGTCTACTCAAGAAGAGGGCGAAATCACTGAAATTCCTGAGTACGCTGAAGACACCGCAAACAAGTATGAGGAGCCCACTGACATTGAGGAGCAGGAGTCTGACGAGGAATCAGAGACTTTCACTCTTGACGATCTTCAGTTCGTTCTTGACAACCTTGAGGACGAGGATCTCATGGAGCACGCTCTTAATATGCTTGAGGTTTTCGATGTTGCTTATGAAACTCTTAACGAAGGCGAAGAGCTTGACGAAGAGGATGCCGAACACGACGAAGAGGATGAAGATTCTCTTGACGAAATGTACGGGAAGATGGAGCACAAGAAGAAAAAGAAGAAAGATGACGAGAAGATGCATGGCAAAATGCACGGCAAAAACGGGAAGTGAGCATGAACGAGCTAGATATAGCAAGTTTTGCAGAATCCCTCGTCACTGAAGAGGTAACTAAGGGGAAACCTGTGCAGTTCGCTGCTGCACAGGCCCCTGATGCCCCTGATATTTCGGAAGTAGAAGTTGGACACGATTTTGCCGCTCAGGTCTTGTCCGAAGGTAATTGGGCTAAGGCTGAAATTGATGTTAAAGAAATTCCTAGCCCTTCCCCTGCTCCTAAGCAGAGAGTAGAGCCTTTAGCCTCAATAAATGAGCAAGATGTCTACAAAAGGCATCTAGTAAAAGAATACAAGAAAAAAGTTCAAGATCTACAAGAATTAGTAGGTCTCATGGAGGAGGCAGGTGTGCTTGAGGAGTCCGTAGGGACTACCGTGGGTATGATAGGAACATCAATGGTTGGGTCGAATACCAAGCCTGTAGATCCCTTCAAGAAGAAAAAACGTAAAACCAATGTCGCTAGTAGACTTAATAGAAGAGGGCAAAAGTAGACCTAAGAGTCGTGGTGATTACCACACCTTAAAGGATGGTGTTGTAAGTGCCAAAAAGTCTAAGGTTAAAAACTATCCAAGTATTAAGGTAGCTCTTAGGCGGGGATATCCTGGGCAGATCTTTTCTACTAAGGGTGCAGCGAGATTGTATGTAATCAGTAAAGCGGGTTGGGGTAAGAAAAGTTCAGGTAAAATTGCAAAGGGGTTCACACCTGGATCATCAACCCCCTCAGCAAAGTGGGACAGCATTAAAGGTCACGCGGTGCGAACCATGAAAAAACACGGGAAGCAAAGGTCCCGAAAATTTGAAAAGTATAAGGTAGACAAAAAATGATTTTAACAGACACTTTCATTGTAGAGAGAGCAGAATTAATTACAGAGCAGAGAGGCGGAAAGAAGACTCAAATCTTAAGAGGCGTTTTCGGTCGTTGCGATGAGAAAAACAATAATGGTAGAATTTACTCTAAGCCCATTTTATCCAGAGAGGTAAAGAAAATTGCTGAGGCAATGGGTGAGCGTAGATTATTAGGTGAGTTAGATCACCCCTCCCATGATTCCGTAAAGCTTAGTAATGTATCTCACCTCATTACCAACCTTGATTTCAATGGAAACGAGCTAATTGGAGAGTGTGAGTTGTTGGATACTCCTGCTGGTAAGGTCGCTCAGGCTCTTATTGAGGGCGGTGTTAAAGTAGGTATTTCTTCAAGAGGTATGGGTACTTTATCGGAGCAAGCCGATGGCACAAAGCATGTTAACGAGGATTTCAAGTTAGTTACCTTTGACCTTGTAGCAGACCCTTCAACTCGTGGCGCATTCCCTGGCTTAACTGAGTCTACCCAGTCAGAGCTTGTGGAGGAGATTGTTGCTGATACTCTCAACAAAGCCGCCAAGGAGAAAGTTTTTACCACATTACTAAAGGACAAGCTTCGTGAGAATCTAGAGATTAATCAGAAGCCAGCCCCTGCAAAAAGCGTGAAGAAATTGCAGAAGGAGGCTGACCCCAAGCCTGAAAAGCCCACAGTAGAAGAGCCTTTTAAGAATTGGGAGTACTTCTACGGCGCTTACACTGGTAAGCCTAGACTCGTTAAGTCTCGGTCCTATAATGATTTTGACACAGTAACTGCTCCCGCTGAAGTTACTGAGAACAAATTTTCCTTCTTGAAGGGTGTTCTTAGTGAGAATATCCAAAAAGGTTATGGTGCTGACGCACCTCCCTATTCAAAGGCAGCAAAAAAAATAGCCGCCAAGATTAAGAAAGGTAAAAAATCTAGAAAAAAATAGCCTCTTTTTTCGAGGGGTGTAAATACTTATAGACACGGAGTTTAATCATGAGTAAATTTGATGACATTTCCCAACTTCTCCCTGAGGGTCTTTCAGAGGAGACGGTTTCAGAGATCGCTACCCTTGTTAGCGAGGTAATCTCTGAAGAGGTGGAAAACAAAGTAAAAGATTTAGAAAATAAAGTCCATGGATTTCTTCGCATGAAAATTGACGAAGTTAAAGACCATGCACTTGCTGAACTAGAGCAGGAGAATGAGACCTACAAGAACGCTAAAATCTTTGAGTCTCTTAAAGCCTTAATGGCCCTAGAGCTTAACGCTGAGGATGAGGATAATGCTATTACTCAGACCCGCAATGAGTTCGAAGAGGTCCAGGAGGAGAACAATGTTCTTGTTCGTGAGTTAAATAACGCACTCTCTGAGTGCTCAAAAATGGAGAATACCTTAAGAGTCCTTTCTGAGAAAGTTAATATTCTTGAGGGTGAAAAGTACGATCTCCAAGAGGAAGTCATGTCTCTTGAAGAATCTGCGAAGCTGCCCTTCGAAAGTAATGAGAAGGCAGTTGTTATTTCCGAACAAGTTGAAGAAGAGGAAATAACAAAAAATGTTGAACCTCATGTTGGTAATGAGTTCCTCAACGAAGAAATGATGGCTTTTATGCCTTTTAAAAAATAATTAATGGAGATTAAAAATTATGGAAAATGTTGATATCAATGGCAGTGTTGCCAATGAAACAGTAGAAAAGTGGTCTCCTGTATTAGAAGGAATAGAAAGCGAGTATCAGAGGCGGGTAACTGCTCAACTTTTAGAAAACCAGGCCAAGGCAATCATCTCGGACAAGCTTCGTGAGGATATCACTGCCGATATCGGTGGTACTAACACCGTTGGTCGTATGGGTACTTTCCAAAAGTTCGCATTCCCCCTTGTACGCCGCGTCTATCCTGAGCTAATCGCCAACAACATCGTTGGGGTTCAGCCTATGCAGGGTCCAGTTTCACAAATCTTCTATCTTGGTAACTCAAGAAGAGATGGCTTCGGTGATGACAGCAGTGCAGGTACTCAAACCGTGTACAGCATGTTTAACCTTACCTACAGAGGTCTTGTTGCTGATCCCATCGCAACAGGCGGCAACCTAGACCTTGATGGTGCTGGTGCTAACGGCCAAGGCGTTGACGTTTCAAGCATCATGGGCGACGGTTCAGGTGCCCCACAAGACACCGTTGGAGGTCAGATCGCTAACTTCCCCAACCCCGTTCAGGGTTCTCGCCTCGGCGCTGGTCCCGCTTCGTTGATGGGCTTTAGTGTTTCCGCTGGTGAGCGTCTTTCTGGTTCTGGTATCCCTGAGATGCTTTTCCAGATCGAGCAGCAGCCCGTTGCTGCCCGTACCCGTAAGATGAGAGCCCTTTGGACTCTTGAAGCTTCACAGGACCTTCGTGCATATCACAACCTCGACCTTGAGCAGGAGCTTACCGACCTTCTTGGTAAGGAGCTTCGTCTTGAGATCGACCGTGAGATCATTGAAGATGTTCGGATGCTTGCTTATGGTGTCGGCAAAGCTGGGGGCGCATCGTTTGATGCTGAGTGGCAGAGAGATACTGTTAACCAGGCCATGAACGGTGCAAACGGAACTAACCTTAGCTTCCAGCCCGACTTCACTGGTGCAAGTTCTTTCCAGTATGACGCCGCTTCTCAAAACATTAACAGTGTTGATAGCGGTAACGAAGGTACTGCCAACAGCGACGCCGCAGCAGGCACTACTTCTTACGATAACGTCTTCCTTTTAGACTTCTCTAGCTCTGCTCTTGATTTCGCACCTCAGCATGTCGGTCACGTTTATGCAAACCTTATGGCTCTTTGCCAGAGAGTTGCAACTGACATCTACAGAACTACCTTGCGTGGTCCTGGTAACTTTATGGTCACTTCTCCCACCGTTGCTGCAATGCTTCACGCTGCCGCAAAGATGGAAGGTGGTGTCCAGCAGGTTGACGGTCCTACCAACATGACTGGTGCTCGTGTTGAGTACAAGGGTAAGTTGGCTGGTCAGTTCGACCTCTATGTTGATCCCATGTATCCTGAGGACGAGATCCTTATCGGTTATAAGGGTGCCAATGCTATGGATAGCGGCTATGTTTACTGCCCCTACATTCCATTGCAGCAGACACCAACCATCACCGATCCTGAGACTTTCCAGCCCAGGAAGGGTATCATCACCCGTTACGGTAAGGCCGCAGTCGCCCCCGCGTCTAGATTCTACAGAATCATCAGACTCGTCGGCCCAACTGCCAACTACCTCTTCACACCATTCGTACAGGTGAAGAACAACGGCTACGTCTAAGAGTTTGTAGGCTAGTCCTACTGATAGTAAAAAAGGGTGGGGGAGAATATCCCTCACCCTTCTTTCTTTATAGACTATATATAAATGTATAAATATCAGAGTAAATGTAAGTTCAGAATGCTAACTACTATAGGGGACCAAATTTTAGAAATTCGTCCTAAACAAATCATAGAGCTTAGTGAAAAGGTAGAAAACGATTACTTGGTTTTAATCGAAGAAGCGCAGACTAAGCCAAAAAAAGGGAGACCTAAAAAAGTAAAAAATGAAGAACTACCAAAATGATCACCCTCAAATCCCTAAGCCTAAACTGAATGGATACGGGACAAGCTTTGGTATCTACGGAGGGGATGAGCTTACAGACTACGAGCCTGCGGGGACAATAGATACACCTAATCTAAATAGGTTAACCCTTCAAGGGACCACTGAGTTCACCGAGTTTGAGACCTACATAAAAGATTATGTTCTAGGTATGCTCGGATTTCCTATCGTAAGAGTTGAGCTTACTGAGTTTCAAATTAAGCAGTGTGTTCAAGAAGCTGTTAGTAAACTGAACTACCACGCACCTCTTTGGTCATTGCAATACGCATCTTTTGATGCTTCAGCAGGACAAAACATATATGAAATCCCTTTATATATGTTACACAATCTAGAGAATGTAATTTATAGAAAAACATTACTAACCATCGCTGCCCAAGCAGGAACATTAGAGTTTGATTTCTTTATTAAATACTTCCAAGATAACTTCTTGTTTGGTGACATGCAGGTGGGTGAGTTCTACCTGTTACAGCAAACTCTAGAGATGTATCGCAAAATACTTAGCCAGGATGGTGGGTTCAATATTGTTGGGGGCAAATACCTTCAGATTTACCCTTCTCCTGCCATAACACCTGAAAGAGTTATTTTAGAATATAGGGCTTTCGATTCCAACACGATTCAGCCAGCGTACCTTAACTGGGCACAGCGGTATGCTTTGGCAGTAGCCAAGGGAGTTTTAGGCCAAATTCGCGGTAAATTTAACTCCGTTCCTTCTCCTGCTGGAGGCGCAGCATTGAACGGGCAGCAGTTACTTTCTGAAAGCCAGCAAGAAAAACAAGCATTAATCGACGAATTACTTGGAGAAATTGAAGAGCCTCCTGCTTTCTCTACATTCTAATGGAAAGGGATAAGAAATCATTTCGAGTATCCACTAACATGCCCCCTCTCCCTGAGTTGGAGGGTAAGAGTGAGTTATCCTTTTACGATCCTGAGAGCGCAGATCTAAACTTATTTAACCTTATTGATGATGAGTTAATTAGAATCTCTGGGTCAGAGCTTTTGTACTACAAGTTCTTCAGATCTGAAGATTACGATGAAGTATATTTAGAATCTAGAACTAAGCCAATCGCAACTGAGCCTTTAAATGTGTATGGTCACTACGAGCCTAAACCTGTTGAGCAGAATCTAACTGAGTTCGGGTTGGAGTTAACTAATGATCAGTTATTCGTGTTTAATAAATCTTATATCACGCAGAAACTGCATCGGGACCCTATTGCAGGGGATGTTATTAAGCCTAAATTCCAAAATCAAAAGTATGAAATCTTCGAAGTTCAAGAAGATTCGTTCCAGTTGTACGGGGTTTATCACATCGTATGTGTCGCTAAACTCCTCAGAGATGAGGCTGATGTGGTTAACGAACCATACACTAAGAAAAGTAATGATGTAGGGGGGTATAGGGATTTAGATTATGAGTAAGCAATTCAATGTAAACGACATAAAATTAACGTCAAAAGTTATTGAGTCTACTGCCACATCCATGGATTCAGCGGAGGGTTCGAAAGTAACCAGTCAGGAGTACCTACTAAATCTTATTCATAAAATGGATAAGAAAAGCGTGCTTCCTCTAAATGGTTACAAGGAGATCGTAAGGTTTTTGATCAATCAATTCAATGATTTACCTTACTTGAATCATGAGATGGAAACAGTGCTTGCCAAATGTAGGTACGGGAATCCCGAAAGAACGATAGCTCGACTCAATGAAGATGACAATATGATTGTTCCATTGATTACCGTATCACAAAATTCAATCGTTGAGAGTGAAGACAGAAGACGCTTCTCGCCCGTGATCATGCACACCACTTATTGGAATGAGCAGACTCAGCGTGCAGAGAGGCTAATCAGTCTCTGCGATAGGCCAGTCACGATTCAATACAATATTAACATTTGGTGTAAGTATATGGAGGATATGGACCAGCTTGCTCAACAGATAAGACTTAGGTTTAACCCATCAATACAGCTTAATACTAAATTTAGTAAAGACAGTAAAGCTTTTCTAGCTTCTGAAACTAATAACTATAGTTTACAGTTAGGTGATAGAGAGGATAGAATCATAAAAAAGACATTTACGGCTGCGGTTGAAACATATGTCAGAAGTCCAAAGTATAAAGTAACATCTACAGGGGAGATAGAGGAGTTTAATTTAGAAGGAGTTACTGTATAGCCTTATTTTTTTCTCTTCATTATGGTTTGTATTTACTAAATATAAGTAGAGGTAATTATGAAAAGTGTAACTAATGATTGTCTGCAACGGTTAGAAATTTATCTAACCACACCCAATGGAGCTAAGAGAATATGGCTTTCACCTAGAGAGACCATGGTGGTTCCACCCCACTTTATCAGTGGACAAATACAAAATCTTGCTAATCGTAGAATGTTAACGATTAGAAGTGCTTAGGAGATATAATAATGGTAAATTTCGTTAGTCCTGGTGTCTATGTTTTAGAAAAAGACCTTAGTGATTACACCCCTGCGGTTAATCCTACGGTTGTTGGTATTGTTGGTTTCGCAACCAAAGGCCCTACCAATAAAGCTACCCTGATTACAAGCCAGGAAAACCTGGTAAAAACATTCGGTCGCCCTAGGGATGAGATCGCTGGTCAAGGTATTGAAGGTGCTTTAGAGATTCTGGAGACCGCTAACCAGACCTACTTTGTGCGAGCCGCAGATGCTGGCACAGCAAATAGCGCCAGCGCGTTAGTTGATATCGGTGCATGTCCTGCTGTAGCAATTGCTCCCAGTGGCTATGGAGTAGGTAATGCACTTTACCTAAGGGTTCAAATTACGGACAATGCAGGTAATAATCAGTTTGTTACTCCTAGAACATACACTGTCCCTGCGACCACTATGATTGGAACAAGAGCAGCCACTAACCAAGTGGAGGCTCTACAATCTGTAATTGGTGGAAGTTTAGATGCTGACAAGTTAGGGGTTTACATGGTTTCAGGTAGCATCGACGCCGATCAATCGGCCAGTGCAGGTGCCTACCTTGTCGCTAACTTCGCAGGTTCTGGTGCAACACTAAGCGTTTCTAACTGCGCTGACTCAAACTTTAACAGCTTGCAAGGTAGTGCATTAGTCCCACTTGATATTAGTGGTCAAGTCTCTTCTCTCGTTGCCGCAGAAGAAGATAACGATGATCTTGAACATTCTATTAGTGGTATTACTAACTTAACAACGAAAGGTTGGTCTTTCTTAGATGGATCAAGCACTGATGGCTTAGGCTATCTAGTTGAGTCTTTATATCCTGGAGATGGATATAACACTTCTACGCTTGCAGATGGCAGTATCATTGGTAATTCAGTCACTGTGACGCCCAAAGGATTCCAAAATGTTACAGTTAATGTAAATGATTTGGGGGTAACTGAAGAGAGTTTCTTAACCTCTCTTGTTGCCTCTGGTGCGTACATCGAAGAGGTAATTAACACAGGTGCCACTGATCTCAAATCTGACCTTATTAAAGGTAATCTCTGGTCTGATAATGCTACATTTACCGACGTTCAATTCCCAACTTATCAAACTTCAGTAAGTGCTTTTGGTGCAGGTATTGTTAAAGGCTCCTGGGGTGGTGTTGCCTCAAACGAAGGTGGCGCAGGCGCTAGTACAAATGTCGATTTAGGTCCTGGATTCGTTAAGCTTATTCAAGGAACAACTAATCTTGTTGGAGGCACTAATGGAGACGGAAACGGTGATACTGACGCAGAAGCTGCTGCACTTATCGGTGTCACTTCTCCAACCAGAACTGGTATGCAAGCTCTAAACGAAGAGCTTGTTCCCATTACAATCGCAATTGTTCCTGGAATTACCTCGGAGACTGTTCAGAACAACTTAATCACCTTAGCTGAAACTACAGGTAATTTCATTGCTGTTCTCGGAACTCCAATCGGTATTGGTCAGCCAGCAGATGCGATTGATTTTGCGAATGGACAAACTCCATACAGATCAGCGTCTTTAAATAGCTCGTATGCAGCCCTTTACTATCCTGCTGTTAAGGTTTTCCAACCTTTCCTAGGTAAGGACATCTTTATGGATCCCGCAATCTTTGCTGTCCGTCAGATGGGCTATACAGATACCGTCGCTGATCTATGGTTCGCTCCCGCAGGCTTTGTCAGAGGCCGCTTAACTAAGCCTACCGACACTGAGGTCGATATCAATCAGGGAGACAGAGACTCTCTATACTCTGGTGGTAACATTGTTAACCCCATTGTTAACTTCCCACAGCAGGGTATCACAATCTTTGGACAAAAAACTACCCAAAGAGCCGCCACTGCTCTTGATAGAATCAATGTCCGTCGCTTGATGGTTTACATCAAGAGAGTAATTCTTCAGTCTACTCAGAGGTTTATCTTTGAGCCTAATGATAAAATTACTCAAGAAAGAATTCAAACACTTCTTGTTCCTCTCTTTGAGGATATTAAGAGACGTAGAGGTATCACTGAATTCAAGGTTATTTGTGATGAAACAGTAAATACTCCTGTAAGAGTTGACAGGAATGAGCTTTGGTGCAAGATCTTAATCAAGCCCACCAAGGCAGCAGAGGTTCTAGTGTTTGAACTGAATGTAACAAGCCAAGCAACTAATATCAGTAGCTAATTAAGGAGATAAAATAAAATGGCTGAAGCGTATTTTGTAAATAACGATCCACAGGTTGCTCGTACCATAAGTGGAGAGCAACCCACCACACCTTTAATCTCTACAGAGCTAGACTCTGTAAGAGCTTATCAGTGGGAAATATCATTTTTGTTCGGTCAAAGTGATCCTTTAAATGGTGTTCAAAAGCCCCTAACCCTTGCTGCTAAACAAGTTAACGGTATCGGTTTCCAGGTCGAGGACATTGAAGTTAACCGAGTTAACGACAAAGTTTACTACCCTGGGCGTCCAAGCATGGACGAGTTAGTGGTTACTTTTGATAACCTTCAAAGAGCCAGAGTTGATAAGCTTCTCTACGAAGTTATGGGCATGACCTATGATCCACGTTCTGGTGAACTACAAAACCAGAAAGTGCCTGGAGAGACTGGAACACTTCCCACATTCAAAAATGAGATTCAGGTTACTCAGCTTGACGGTAAAGGTCAGCCTAGGAACGTCATCCGCTTATTTGGATGCTATCCTAAGAAGATCACTCACGGTGAGTACAACTACTCTACCAATGAGTTCCACACCATAGAAATGACCTTCAAGTATGATTACTTTGTTAACACTAATGATAAGTCTGGGACTGTAAACACTACAGTCGGTTAGTGAAACAAAATTAAACTTAAAAACCCAACTCGTTTGGACGCGGGTTGGGTTTCTTTTTTAGCTATGATATGATATGGATTACTTCAACGAACTACTTGAGAGCTACTCACGATTAAAGCAGCGGAAGCTCGTGCTTCTTGAGAAAGAAGCTGTAAAAGAAAAACCTGAGAAGATTACCCAAGAATATACTCCAGAACAGGTCATAGCGGCGGCACTTAGAACGCCAGTTATGGATCCACCTCAACTAGTTCCTATGCCAGGATTGGTAACGAAAGATGAGGACGGTAATGAAAAACAGATCCTAGGTTATCAGAAATCGCCTGGAGAGGGTGAAATGCATGGACAGGTTATCGCTGCTGCGGCTGCTGCTAGAGGCGGTAATGCTGTAGTTATCAATGCGGACGGATCACCCAAGGAACCTGCATTCTCTAATTGGTTTGAGAAAAACTTTAGCGGTAAAGAGGCGATAGGTGAAACAGACGGTACAGGATTGGAGGCTGCTCGTAACAGAGTGGGTGAATCTTTAGGCCCTATTCTAGGTGATTCGGGTGTTGATGATTCCGTGCAAGAAACAATTTTCTCTCAAGTTAGATCTTTACTAGGAATAGCAAGTGACCTAGTGATTACTGCAAGAGATACAGGTGGGGAGTTCGCTAAGAAGCCTTGGGCTGGCTGGAAAGAGGGTGAAGAAGATGACGCTGGGCGTTATGTAGGTCGAGGAGAGGATAATTCTGATGATCCTGAAATGACCAGAAGTGTTGGATCATATATTTCAGGCAGATCAGCAAAAAGTATTGAGTATCAATTAGCACACGGAAAAACAGTAGAGTTCGATCCAGACGCAGGCGCTCAATTTGATACGTTAGCTAGAGATCCTATGTTGATCCAAGGTGCTTTGGACTCTGTTCAGGCATTTATGGAGCTAGGTAAAAGCAGTGTGGAAGACAGAGAAACAAAGTGCGTAGATATTGATAGAAGAGTCCAAAGAAAAGGTGATCGCTTAGTATTCTTTAAGAATGAGGATCCTAACCAAGGTATTGCTATTAAACGAAACGATATGTTTCAATTTGTTGAAAGTCAAATTGAGAGTCTTTGCGATAAACCAATTAAAGTTTTACCTCAAGGAACATATACCCCACAACAATTAAATGATATGCGTGGAAAAGGAATGGAACAAGGGTCTGTGGCGGTCGGCGTTCTTCCAAACATAGCTCAAATGCCTGAGGGTAAACAGAAAGCAGAGTTGTCTCGCAAGATAGGTATGTACTTAAAAAGAGAACTCCTAGCAGATGAGAGACGGTTTAGTTCTGCTTTTAAAAAGCTGCGCGAATCTGTTCAACAGGATGTCGCGTTTAGTTTACGAGCATCTTTCGTAGTGGATGCCATGCAGCAATTAAATGCAGAGACAAACACACCCGAAAAACTCAGAGCCTTTTTACAGAGATCATACGAGTTAGAGGCTCCTGTAGTTCAAGCAATCAATTCTAAGTTCACATTTCCTGTAGGAAAAAAGACAGGTATTGGCGTAGCTGATGATCTAGAGTACGCCTTTTTAGATAAATCCTCTGCTCAGAAAGCATCTTCTAGCATGAAATTGGTGGGAGACAACACAGTTCAAGAGAGGAAAGTTTCTGATTTAGTATCTGAGAGTGGAGACTTAGGAAATATCTTTAAAGATATGTATAACCTTTCAGACGATGATACGGTTTACCTTGTAGGCAGTGGTCAGAAGTCTTACTTTGATGACGGAACTTCAAAACTAGGGGAGTCCACTCAAAGATCTGCTGTCGTTAACGGCACAGCGGACAATTTGGCTGAGGGTTTTGAAGACATCACTGCCAAAAGATTAGGCCTGTCTGAGCAAGATGTAGCTGGTTTGAGAGGATACCAGAATCAGATTGATAACATACAAAATACTTTAAACAGCATTTTACCAGAAGAAGGTACTGTGGCAACAGACTCAGAAGGAAACACTAATCCAATTAATTTTAATACAGTTTCTAAAATGGTAGAGGATTCTGCCACAAAACTAGGTCTAGACTCCTCTGCTAGAAGTAAATTGTTAGCTATCATTCAAAATTATCGAGGATCTGACACAAATTTAAATGGTGCTGATAATAGATTACAGCGATTAGATATGCGAGAAGAGCTATTTAGAGTAATGAGCACTGCCAAACAAATGCAAGACATGAATAACCTTGATGATGCAGAAACTGCTATGAATGCTAGAAGAAACTTAGCATGGACTATTCATATGACTGGTGGAGTGGTAAGAGATAGTATATTAAATAAAAAGATTTACGACACTAACACCGTCAGAGCAGGTTCCCATATGGCTCCCATAAATAACGCAACTAAAGGACTTCTAGATTTAGAGTCTGGACACAAAATAAAACTATCCACTGGTGGAGCTAGTATTAATTTAATTGATAGAGATGGTGGTGTTGTTACATTAGGTGCTGAGAGAACTAGGGGAGCAAAGGATGTTCCTACAACTAGGTATGTAGTTAATGTTAATAAGCTTTCTCAGTCCGCTGAAGCAGGTGTAGGTATAGAACGCACTATAAGTATTGATGATTCTGTAGAGGATAGTCTAATGATAACCTTCCTAAAGGGTCAGGCAAAGCTACTTGAGCAATTATTAGCTAATAGTTGAACCACTTTTCTTTGTAGTCGCCTATGATATCTTTTAGTTTATAAATACTATAAGTAATATTAGTTAATGTTTCTTTATTGTCTTTAAATATAGTTATTGAAGGAATCATTGTAGTAAACATATCTTTATAAGTAATTACTAATATATCTTTTCTATCTTGTTTATATATAATCATAGGCACTTTATTCATTTTTTTTGCGTCTTTCTCACATTGTTCAATAAACTGCCATATCTTTGAATTGTAATCTAACAAGCTGAAGATTGTCTGGTCGTTGTATCCCTTTTTGCATTCGATACAAAACTTGAAGTTTAATGGTGTGATTAGGTCCCCTGCGACTGTAATGTGTTCAGGAAGTTGGTGGGTGGTAGCAAAGGCACCGCTGCCAGGGGTTCTACTGAACTCTTGTGTATCGAATTGCTCGTTCAGCATTTTAGCTATTTGACGCTCAAATGCTCCGCCCTTAGCCTTACTATTCACTCTCTTCTTTTTTTTCAAATTTTGTAGATTAACTATATCCTTCATGTACTATTATACCGTGATTACTTATGGACGAAAAAATTGTTTTAGACTTCGATTCATGGAACATTAAACCTATTACAAGGAAACGAAACAGAATGAAACTTCAAATCAAGCTAAGTAAAGAAGAAGCGCAAGCGTTTAAGAACTTCCAGAAACTCGTTAAACCCCCTGAGATTGCTGAGGATGATTTCCTCAAAGGCATTTTCAAGATCGGTGTCGAGACTATGGAAATGAAACTGATGGAAGCTGTTCAGGAGGCAGCGGCACAGGAAGCCGCCCAAGCTGAAAAGCAGGAGATCGAAGTTCCCGTCGTGGGAGAGGTCTCCGAAGTGAAACCCCAAACTGAAAGTACTGATGAAGTATAAACTCGTTAGGCTTTCTAAGGAAAACGATTTGAATCGTGAACTTAGGAAGCAAAAGCGTGAGCGGGGAGAACTCTCCCTGCTATTCGTATCCCCTTGGGATAAGTATTGTAATAACTTGCTGGAGGAGTTGGAGGCAGCAAACAGAAACGCACCCGACAATGCGAAGACTCTTTACATTGTAGATAGCTACAATATGCCCCACTCTTTTGTCATCTTCAAGAGTTCCATGCTACCGCAGTATGTGAACATCAAGAAGAGCAAGGTCTACTCGGAGGATTACCTCCCCTTTGTTTACAGAAACCTAGGCTTAGATTAAATCTTTTTTAATTTCAGTGTAAGTTTCTATCTTTTCTAAATACTTTTTGTTTTTGGTATACAATAACTTAAGATTATTTAGAATGATAGTGGTAAAGTAATTGAATGCGTTACCTCTTTGCGGGTCAAAGTTCTTGAGTGTTTTCAAAATTAACAGAAAACACTCTTGCTTTGCATCGTCTTCGTCTACTTTAAATGAGAACCCTGTGATGATGTTAGATATCAAGATGTCGAACATGCCGAAAAGTTCATCTTCATATGTACTCGGATCAGCTTTGTACAGTTTGATCATCTCTTCAAACTTTTCATTGTCTATGTAATGCTTTTCGGTCATAACATATTATAGATGACTAATTTACACTCATTGTATGCTGCTGATGAAGTTCAATCACATTGCGCTGATTGTTCTATTCTGCTGAAAAAGAAGCCTACTTATTGTGTTGAGGATTATAAGGATTTAGCGCCTTCTGAGGTACTTTTCCTGTCTGACTCAATCAAGTATAGGTTCGGCAGTTCGTATGCATTTTCTAAGCAAGAAATTTCTTTACTAGAAGAATTTTACCCAGGAGATTCCTTTCAGGTAGCCGCATCCGTCAAGTGCCCTTCTGTAAAAGAGGCAGACATGACGCCTGCAAACATGGAAGCGTGTCGTAACTACCTGCAAGCTACCGTAGACAAAGTAAAGCCTTTGCTTGTTTTTGTTTGTGGTAATTTGGCTATGAAGATGCTCATTAAGAAGAGCGGAATCACTAATAAGAGAGGTAAATCCTATGATTATACAACTGATAATGGGCACGATTGTGTCGTTGTTCCTATCTTCCATCCTTATTCTGTGGTTAAAGAACCTCGGCATAGGGTACTCTTCGAAACGGATATCCGAAATGCATATGAGAAATATGTACTTGGCAAAACGCACGAAGGGAAGCTCGAATATAAAGTCCTCACAGACATCGAAGAGTTCCAAGCCCTAGCAGACCAGCTTCAGGAATCTAAAGAGACTCTAGCGATTGATATTGAGACCACAGGACTAAACTTCCTAACTGATAAGATACAGACAATAGCGATCTCATCACGCCAGAACAACTGGGTAATCCCTCTGGATCACAAGGATAGCCCTTTTAGGAAGGGACAACCTGAGTATGCTCAAGCGTGGAAATATCTTAGGAGAATACTAGAGAACCCCCTCAACAAGAAGGTATTCCACAATGCCAAGTTTGATCTTAAGTTTCTAATAAATTACGGAGTTTACACAAAGAATGTGTGGGATACTAAGATCATGCACCACCTTCTAGACGAGAACCTACCTAAGAGTTTGATGGACTTGGTTAAACTCTATTTCCCGACCGAGCTTGAAAGCCTCTAGCGATTTTCTCTAGAGCCTCGATTCGAGCTTCGTTTTTCTTCATAACTTGATCTTGTTCATCGTCCCGTGCATCAATATCTGCTTGGGAGACGGTGTTATGAATAGATCCAAACTTCTTAAACCAAGTTCGACCTTTCTTACTAAAGAGGGGGAGGAATACAAAGAGGATTAAATACCAATAACCTATTGTTTTAATTAGACCGCCTGTTTCATGTATTGTGGATGCTGTGGTTCCTTGGACTGGCCCCGCTCCTGCTCCTGCCACTTGAGCAACGACTGCTGCTGGGCTTTGTGACGGCATAATCAGTTCAGTCACCATTACCCCTCCTGCTGCCCCTGCTGCTACAGCGGCTGGCTCTGGAACAAACGCTGCAACCGCACCACCTCCGACTGCACCACCTATAGCATGTTTGATCGTGCTGCAACTGCTTGCAAAAACTAAAAGTAAAAGGACTGCTAATTTATTCATTTTGGAATGTATAATATATAGACATGCTAACGATTGAGAACCCCAAAAATTTTGATTGGTCATCCATGTCGCTCTCTGATTGTTGTGAGGGCAACGCCATGGATTCCTACTTTACTCTAAAGCTATTTGATTTGGTTAGCGAAAAGCTGGATGACCTAGGACTACTTCCTTTTGTGGAGAAAGTTTTGCCTAGTGCGCTAGAAACTTTTTCTGAGATGGAGCATGAGGGTCTTGTTGTCAGCACTGATAAGCTGAGCGTGCTTCAGAAAGAACTAAAGGAGTTGGTCTTAGATCAGGAGGACTCCTTATATGTTTTCTCGCAAGTTCAAAAGACTGATAACCTATCCTCAAATAATGACCTCATAGATATATTTTATCTAAGGGAGGGAGGGTTTGAGTTTTATCCTCCTGATAAAACAGCAAAAGGCGCACCTTCTGTTTCAGCGCCTACACTAAAGATTTTATTAGAGCAGATTAACGAAGAATTGGAGAAGCGATCATGAGTCCTAAGTGGCAGCATAGAGACGAGGGTAAAAAGATCAGTAAGAATGTTATCAAATCCAAGACCACCGATGAATTACGCAACGCTTCTAGGTTTATCTCTGGACTTCTAGATCTAAGAAAGGCTGAGAAGCTACAGAAGACTTATATTCATGGAACTCAGAAGGCTTTGGAATACAATGATAGCAGTAAACTGTATGTTGATTACCGATTAGACGGAACCGCTACTGGAAGACTGTCCTGCGCTGCTTATAACGCAGCCAAACCTATGGGCGTCTCTTTCCACACACTTCCAAGAGAGACAAAGACAAACATTAGAAGTATGTTTGTTGCTCCAAAAGGAAAAGCGTTTATCACTGTAGACTATGCCGCCATGGAACTAAGAGTTCTAGCGCATATTGCTAAGGAGCAGAGTATGCAACACGCCTTCAACTCTGGGGCTGACCTACATAGTTACACGGCACGACTACTATTCAATAAAGAGAATATCACAAAGGAAGAAAGGCAGATCGCAAAGACAGTCTCCTTCTTGATCGTTTATGGTGGAGGAGCTTTTAATCTGTCTGAGACCATGGCGATTCCTCTTGATAGGGCGGAGAAAATTATTAAAAATTACCAGAGGGTTTACCCTGGTATCTTCAGATACATGGAGCATGTGAATGAGTTTATCAAAGATAATGGGTTTGCTTATACTATATTCGGTAGGAGGCGCAATCTACACGATGTTCGCAGCAAAGATCGCTCGGTCGTTAATAGGGCATTAAGGCAGGGCCTGAATTTTACTATTCAAAGTTCTGCCTCAGACATCCTTTTGTGTGGGCTTTTGGGCGTCACAAAAAGATTCAAATCTAACGACTTGGATGCTCAAGTAGTGGCAACAGTTCACGACAGTCTAGAGATTATATCTTCCGAAAAAGATCTAGAAAAAACAATAGAGATCGTCTATGATGAACTAGTTAACTACCCTTACCTCAAAAAGCTTTTTGGTATTAACTTTGATGTTCCTTTTGGGGTAGATTTAGAGGTAGGTCGTTCCTTTGGTGATGGACAGGATGTGGAGTTCACAGACGGCAAGCCCACCAATGTACCAGAAATATTAGAGTATTTGCATGAAAATTAGGTGTCTAAACCAAGGCTCAGTTGAATTGATGAGCCATACCCAAGATGGGGATCTGTTAGTCGTGAATGCTGCACGATGTTCCTTTGATAAGCAGCATGAGGTGTTAGATCAGGAGGGGGATGTAAGGCTTATTAATTATCTAGCCAAACATAAGCACCTACTTCCCTTCAGGCACCCCTCCGCTACGATCAGGATCGAGGCTCCTATTTATGTGTTTAGACAGTTAGGCAAACACCAAGTAGGATTCTCATGGAGTGAGGTTTCAAGGCGCTACATTAAAAAACAACCCCACTTCCATTATCCCATGCCAGAGGAGTGGAGGCTGTCTTCGGACAATATTAAGCAGGGTAGCTTAGAGGATCCCCTTCCTGAGCAAGATGCTTTGGATGTCGATAAGCAAGTAGACATGTTCTATATGTATGCAGATGATCTGTATACTGATCTTCTAGCTAAGGGTGTATGTCCTGAACAAGCCCGAATGGTGTTACCTCAAGCTATGATGACAACAACGGTTACTACAGGAACGCTGCTTGGCTGGCATCACCTATACACTTTGAGGACTGAAGAACATACTCAGAGGGAGACTCAAGTGTATGCTAGAGCCATAGGAGAGATTATGGCTGAGTTGTTCCCTGTGAGTTGGAAAGCATTATGCGAACATTAGTATTAGGAGATATTCACATCTCCAATAAGGATGCTGCATTAAGGGCAGCACAGGAGAAGTGTATCAAAAAGATATACGATGAGGAGCAGCCAGATCAAGTTATTCAATTAGGAGACTTCTTGGACTTCAGGAAGCCCTCTCCTGAGGCCCTCCTTACCGCTAAGAATATTATCGACCATTGGAGGCGTTCCTCTGATGTATATATTTTAAGAGGTAATCACTGTGCCAGCACTAAGGCTGATGATGGAGTCACAGCGATGAGCCTGTTTGATAGTCCTGCGTATGGCACTCAACATGAGGTGAAAATCATAACCCATACCTGGCTTGACCCAAAAACGAAGCGAGCCTTTATCGCACATTATGAAAATGAAGAACAGATTATACAATATCTTGCAGATTGCCCTAGAGATTACACTGTTTTTGGTCACTTTGGGTATTTCGGTTGTCTTAATTCCGTTGGGGATCATGATTTTGATATCAACATTAATAGCTTCAACAATAACACTATTCTGGGTCATATTCACAGACAAACTGAGAGAACATTTGTCGTGGGTGAAGAAGAGAAATCAGTCTTAATTCTTGGCACTCCCTACACTACAAACTTTGGTGAGTCAGGTAAAGATAACTACTATGCGATCATAGAAGATGGTAAGACTACGCTTTATCAGGTAGATCACGGTCCTCGCCACATGATGATAAAGAACTCTGATCTATTAGAGAATGCAGAAAAGATAAATGACAAGAACTACCATACTTATCTGAGAGTTATTTTGGAAGCAGGAGAAACTCAAGTTAATTTAGAGGGCATTAAGCCTCACTCCATAGATATTAAATATTCTCCTGCATTTGATGAAGAGGAAGTGTCAGAGTACAGCCCTAGCAGGGACCTTTTCCGCCTGAACGATGTTGTGATAGAGGACTACATAAGTTCAGCCAACTCTTCTATTGACAAAGACCGTCTTTTAGAAGGGTACAAATTATTAAAGTATGAAGATTAAATCTTTAAAAATTCAAAATTTTTATTCTTTTGAGTCGGCATCAGTCGATTTTACCAAGTTTAAGAATATTGTTTTGATTAAGGGCGTCAACAAAGACGCAGAAGGATCTAACGGCTCAGGTAAAAGTGCTTTTGTAGAGGCAGTTTACTTTGGACTTACAGGTAAGACTCTTCGAAAAAGCACAGAGGACGCTATGGTCCATGTGAAGCACAAAAAGAAATGCTTTGTGGAGTTAGAGTTAGATAATGGTTTGAAGATATTCAGACAGAAAAAACCTTCTAAATTGCGTGTTTTTGTTGGTGAGAAAGAAGAAACCAAAGAAAGTATAGCAAAGACTCAAGAATATATTGATAAAGTTTTAAACATAAATTATAAGGTATTATTGTCCTCCATGTTTTTTGGTCAAGGTAATGTAACAACTTTCCTTGAGTGTTCTGCGGAAGATAAAAGAAACATAATAAAGAACTTTCTTGATCTTGATGACATATTCTCTATGAGAGATAGAATTAAGTCTCACAAAGCAGGTTTTTATAATACGATGAAGGAGCAGGACTCATTAATTGCTGAACATGTAGGTATGATTGATGAGTTCGATAAGAAGATAGGCAAAATTAAGAAAGCAAAAGAAAAGTTTGCCCAGTACCAGGATGATGTGCTGTCGCTATCTTTAGAAGAAATTCTGGACTTGGAAGAGGCAGAATCCTCTAGAGCTTGGCAAGTAAGGTCAACAAAGCAGGACATAGATAACTCTAC